CAACTTGACCACCACCGCCACCACCTGCGGCAGAAAATCTATTAGTTGTAAAATTATACGCATTGCCACCATTACCGCCACCACCTACATAAGCAATCGCAAACGATCCCGTTGCAGGCGCAGTAAATGTATATGTTCCTGGAGTTGTATATGTGTATAAGGTTGGCGTATGTGCAGTATAAAATTGAGTCCAAGCACTTCCACTCCAAACATAACCATTTGTCACAGGAGCCCAAGAACTTCCATTCCACACTTTTGGTGTAGTGCCCACCCAACTAGAACCGTTCCAAACTTTTAATCCACCAGCAGCCATAAAATTTCCTTAGATCTGCAACCAGATATCACCAGCAGCACTTGCAGTCGGTGTACTCGAGGAAACAAAAACTTGACCGCCGCTAGTATATCCGCTGGTTACATTACGAAGATAATTGGCTCCAACTGGACCAGTTGGTCCCTGAGGACCTGTGACAGAAGCACCAGATGGACCTTGTGGACCTTGTGGACCTTGTGGACCCTGAGCACCTGTGACACCTTGAGGACCCTGAGCACCTGTGACACCTTGAGGACCTTGAGGACCTGTGACAGAAGCACCAGATGGACCCTGTGGACCCTGTGGACCCTGAGCACCTGTGACACCTTGAGGACCTTGAGGACCTGTGACAGAAGCACCAGATGGACCTTGTGGACCTTGTGGACCTTGAGGACCTGTGACCGAAGCACCAGATGGACCTTGTGGACCTGTGACAGAAGCACCAGATGGACCTTGTGGACCTTGTGGACCTTGTGGACCTGTGACAGAAGCACCAGATGGACCTTGTGGACCTTGTGGACCTTGTGGACCTGTGACCGAAGCACCAGATGGACCTTGTGGACCTTGTGGACCTTGTGGACCTTGTGGACCTTGAGGACCTGTGACCGAAGCACCAGATGGACCTTGTGGACCTTGAGGACCTTGAGGACCTTGAGCACCAGTCGCTGCATTAGTAATTGTAAACGATACATTCGCATTTGATGCATCGCCACCATGCTGAGCAACAGACACAAGAACAGTTGACGTATTAACAAAGTTTAGCTGTTTGCTGCTTAGACTTGATCCGCTATTAGCAGAAACTCGAACGGTATTCGCCGCAGAATTTGCTACAGCATATGCATTCAACCCATTGGAATTAATATTAGTCGCATTGGTGTTAATAGTTCCGAACGTAGTATTAACAGTGCCGAAGGTTGTATTTAATGTTGCTACGGTTGAAGTTAATGCATCATAAGTCGTTTTGACCGATTTAGGAGCCGCAGCATCAACAGTACTTGTAGACGTGACTGAATCGACCACATTCGAAGTTGTTAGAAGAGTCTTATAAATTCCAGCTGTACTATTCTCGGTTACGCGCCAAATATTACCCGCTACTGTATCGAATGTAATCCAAGCATTACCATTAGCAGCAGTTCCTAGCTGAACGCCGATGTATCCAGGTGCTCTACTATTAACAGCACTTCTGAGTTGAAAAACGTCAGAAGATGAAATAGTTGTTCCTTCGTTAGTCTGAGTATTTTTAACAAATAAATCATAAACAGTAAGATTGTAAATAGAACCTATGTTTAATGCTGCACTGGTTCCAGAAACATTCATCGCAAGACTTGTAATATTTGCCGTAGAAGCGTTTAGAGTTCCACTCACAGTCTGATTTGTAACATTAACAGTGGTAACATTAAGGGTGGCGATATTCGCAGTGATGATATTTGAAGAAAAAGAGTTTAACTGGGTGTAAACGTTTACCACAGATATCTGCGTGTTTGTTATCGCAACATTTGAAATATTGGCGTTAGCAATATTCGCAGAAGCACCTGATGCATTAACATTAAGAGTAGCGATATTCGCAGTTGTAATATTAGCAAGTACAACGTTTGCGCGAGTTGTAACCGTGAAGAGGCTTACAGTTGCATTTGTAGTTGAACTATTTGCAATAGAAACATTCGCAATATTGGCAATAGCACCTACAGCATTAACATTAAGAGTGGCGATATTCGCGGTGATGATATTTGAAGACAAGGAGTTTAACTGGGTGTAAACATTTGCTACAGAAATTTGCGTGTTTGTAGCTGCTACATTCGCAATATTTGCATTTGCGATATTAGCGATTGCACCAACAGCGAACACATTTAACGTTGCGACATTAGCAGTTGTTAGATTTGAAGACAAAGAGTTTAACTGGGTGTAAACATTCGCTACAGATATTTGTGTGTTTGTTATCGCAACATTTGCAATATTGGCATTAGCAATATTCGCAGAAGCACCTGATGCATTAACATTAAGCGTGGCGATGTTAGCTGTTACGATATTACCTGTTGCAATATTAGCCAAAGTCGAAACAATAAGATTACCCGTCGAGGTGTTCTGAGTGACTGCCAGATTACCTGTTGAGGTGTTCTGAGTAACAGCCAGATTACCTGTTGAAGTATTCTGAGAAACTACAGCGTTTCCAGAGGTAGTGTTCTGAGTAACAGCGAGATTACCTGTTGAAGTATTCTGAGAAACTATAGCGTTTCCAGTAAATGTATTCCACGTTACACCGAGGTTAGAATACAGATTTGCATTACCAGTGACTTCTAGCATTGAACCGATGTTGACATTCAAGCTGACATTAGCACTCGCAAAAATAAACGTGTTTGGACTGACATTGAATGTTGCGCCGCTAGTTGTATTTGCAACATTAACTGATCCGCCAAAGAAGAAAGTATTTGGTGAGACGTTAAATCGAGCAGCTGAAACAGTATTAGACACACTAACAATTTGAGCGGAAATCGTGGTATTTGAAGCAACGTTAAACGTACCACCGACTAAAGTATTCGAAATCGTTACGTTAGATGCAGTAATAAAAGTATTTGAAGCAACGTTAAACGTACCACCGACTAAAGTATTCGAAATCGTTACGTTAGATGCAGTAATTCTGGTATTTGAAGCAACGTTAAACGTACCACCAACAGTAGTGTTAGAGATTGTTACATTAGCTGAAGTGAAAACTGTATTAATATTGGCTTGAAATAGTGCACCACTAGCGCGATTGGCCATGGTAATGTCGCCAGAAGGCAGATAAACGTAACCATCAGCATCAGATTCAATTGAATGGATAAAACCTTTTCCGGCAATACGCGCATCAGCTGCAACTAAAAGATTAGTCCCAGAACTCTTGTCAATATGTAGATACCCATCTTGGATCGTCACATTACCTCTTGGCTTGATGAAATTACCTCGAGCAATCTCATTGACGTCATTTGCCAAAAGATTGGTCGAAATACGCCATTGATTGAACGTATTAGAAGTTGTCGTTAACCCTACATCTACGGTATTTGCCATGTTTATTTCTCGCCGCCTACAGCCTTAAGAATCTGGGAAAGCATCGATTTAATTTCTGATACTTCTGATTTTAAACTATTTATTTCATTTTCTGTGGACTTAATTCTTTTTAAATCCGCCATTTTCTTTTCATGTTCTTTAACGACTGCTTTATTGGTATTCAGAATAGCAAAGTTATTGAGGTCTTTCACATAATTCATATTTTCTTTAACTCGTGCTTTCATAATTAACCTGCAGGTAAAGCATTAATTCTAAGGTTATCTAGTTTTGGTACCAGAGCGCCATCAGTTGTTAACAGACATACTTTAATTGCGAAAGACTTGAATGTTCCGCCGATTGGGTAGTTCACACCGTTCTCAGTATAAGAGATTTGATTCTTATTTAAATCTGGTTTAAATTGTAAAGTGATTTTTGTATTATAGTCTTTTGAGAAAACATTTTTGACTTTTTGCATTCTTTTCCAACTTTTATCACCTAACGGGTCTGGGTCCTCTGTCGAAACAACTTTATAATAAACTTGGATATCTGTATTTGTGACGCGAATTACATCCATGAATACTGAGATATCCCCAGATTCAAATCCATCTTCAAGAATAATCTCGCGGGTTATATACTTAGATAGAATATTACCACCAGATTTATCAGTTTCGCCAGAGATTAATGCTGTTGCTTGAGTGTTAGAAACAGCATTACCTGCGGCAATAGTAATCGTTGGTGTTTCTAGATACCCTTCACCAGAATTAGTTAAAATAATATAATTCAAAGTATTTTTTCCGTCAGTGTTTGCTACAGCAAAACCATAAGCACCAGAACCACTATCATTTGGATTATTAGTAATATTGATATTGTAAAAAGCAACATTAAAATTGTTTCCTAAGAATTTTTCTCTATAGAATTGGGCATAATTATTAGTTGTAGTATTAGATGAACCTAATATTACATTACCACCACTGCTAGTTGAGACTGCATTATATCCAGAACCAACACTGGTAATAGAAATAATATTATTTGTTAATCCCGCATTATTGATTTCATATTTGATTGCATTAAGAGCTAATCTCTCAGTATTAAGAATTGGTGAAATATCTGAATCGCGAGTATACATATCAACTGTTAAAATTACACTATTCGCATTACCAGGACGAATAATTCTTCTATTTTTATTTTGACCAGTTTTATTAGACTTATCAAAAAGTGATCCATATTCCAGCATTTTATATGGAGTTATGTAGTTTCCTCCATCGTAAGTCACATTGTTAGCGTAAATACCTTGCAATTGATAAGCTATATTAGCACCTGGGAATGCGAGATCAGAAGAAATTAGGAAAGTCTTATCAACGAATCCCATTCCGATTGGGGCTTTTTCCATATTGAATACTGCTGTTCCGGAGGCAGCGAATACAGCTTTATTAATAACAAACATTAGATCTTCGTTTTGATATGGTGTCCAAGTTGAGCTATTCTGCGAACGGAAGAACGATCCTGCATATGGTTGCTCGGAAATACGACGAACTGGGTTTGAGCCGAGAACATTTTCACCAATAACTGCAGTATAAACCGAATAATCTGGCGAATCTGAACCAATTACAATTGCGTATTCGCGATTTGGTTCCAAATATACTGGATCGTCAAAGGTGAATTTTGTTAATGTTTTTGCATCTGACGGATTAGGAAGATTAGAAATATTTACATCTTTACACTGAATAGTCTTAGCTGCGCGATACACTTTAGTTGGATATCCATTTGAAACCTCAGCAATTTTAATTGTTATTGGCAATCGCATGCTACCAGCGGCGACGCTTGGTTTAGTTTTAAAGAATAGGTCAATTGACGACACAAACATACCATAGTCTTGATTGTTTGAAGCCTTCTTAGGTGTAAAGAATGTCTGCGATAAACCATCTCCGAGAGGAATTCTTGGAATATTTGAAGTGGTTGAGCCTGTAACTGGCGACTTCGATGCGTCTGAATTGAAAGTTCTATTAGATGGATCAATAGGGGCAACTAATGTATCAGCCTCTGTTTCCGGCATCGGTGCAATGATTGGTGTCATCTGAATTCGCTGTTTAGTATTCAAAACAGCGGAAGCAGAATAGCGATGAGTTGCTCTCATTGCATAGTTGGGATCATTATACTGGTCAGTATCAGTGATGGTGAATAATCTTTCACCAGTTTTAAACTTAATATATGGACTAGATGGAATGTGGAAAATGCCACCGATAGTACCATGATCGTCAACAATAAAATTTCCCAGACTATAATGAGTATTTGAAGTCACAGAGAAACTCAATTCGCTATCAAGAACGGCAATATCATTGCTAACTGCAACGATTCTTTTTAGCTGGCCAACGCCAGTTCCGGCTGTGAAGTAAACTAAATTACCATTCGCTGGATTCTCAGTACCATTTTTATTATTGAAAATAATCGTCTTATTATTCGGCATCGCTGTATTAGCGATTATACCAGAACGATGTTCGTAGGATGTAATCTTAACAGTCATAGTGCTGTCTGTCGCGCTCTGTACATTGTGCGAAACTAAAAAATTATTTGTATTAAATGCATTGGCAGAAAGTGGTTGCGAAGAAGCATTCGAAGCATTCCATAAACGAACATATGCATTTGAACTTGTAGAAGTTGAATTTGCAAGAATAGTTCCGTTAATCGGCGAAATCGCAATTGTTGGAGTTCCGAGTGCGTTATAATATTTAACAAAACCCTTGAAGGTAATTTTTGTATCATCAAACCCTTGAGTTCCATCGACGGTCTGGTAAACAATATCACCAGCTTTATAATCATAGATCATTGAGCCTATGTCACCGACTGCATTAACATTAATGTTAATAAAATTGTGGTCGATATAAAGAATATTCTCACCAGAAGTTGAAATAACTCTGGCGAAGGCATTACCTGCCTGTTTATCGATAACCCCTTCGTCCATATCGAACATGTCAGAAGTTTGATAATCAGTTACACTTGTAACGTTGCAATTTGCATAGGTTATTCCGTTAGTTGCACCAGCAACACCTTCAATATACAGCTGAGCAATATCGTCAAAATCGCCAATAATATCTTTAAAAACAACAGTAGAGTTTGCTGTGTACCAAGCAGCAACTACAGCACTGAAAGTATTTACCGTGTTTGAAGTGCCTTGATAAGCAATATCATTGGTGCTAATAGTTCCAGTATTATTTGAACTGATAACTACGACTTTTTTTGCATCAATTTTAAGTTTATTGCCGCATTGGCAAAAACCATTAATTGCGATATCATCGAAAAATAACGTAGAAATTTTATATGGTTTTAAGTTTCTTGCAACAAAATCTACGTCCTTTTCTCTAATATAAGGGACTAGACTTGTGTCTACAACTACTGATCCATATTCTGTTGATATTGCCATATTTGTTCTCTAAATCCTAATTAAACTTTAATATAAGAAATCGAAGTTCTGATTTGATCCGTATCTTGAACCACCCCCATTAACGGCAGGAAGATCAGCCTCATAGCCAGGATTGACCTTAACATTATGCGATAATAGACCTTCCATGATGTATGTATGTGCTTCGTCAACCGTGATTTTGACAACTGGGCCATCAATCAGATCCTTAGATTCAGTTAAGATATAACCGTTGATTATATCACCAATCTCAAGATGCTCTGAATTGATCCATGCAGTCTTGCTGTCGACCCAGAATCTGTGAGACTTGGAAACAACTGCAGTCTTAGTACCAAATGTAAGTTCAAGTTTAGGTTGAGTTACAATTTCTTTAGAAACTACTTGGAATTCACCCCACTCAAACGTATTTTCGTGTTGAGTGCGAAGCATCATACCAATTTGCAGATCACCAGCAGCAATCCAAGTTCCATCAGCAAGCAATATGAGCATTGATGGATCTGGACAACCGCCACTACCTGCATAAATTGGCTGTGAAACTACAGCTGGAGTCACCTCAACTGGTGGAGGTGGAGGTGGAGTATCTACTACTGGGAACCAATTGCTTCCAGTCAAAGTTCCAAATTTGGTGCATTGAAGTGACGGATAAACTCCATAGTAACCTCCCCAATAATTTGTATCCCAACATCCATTGTCTTGCCATGGATCTGCAATATATGAATACTCAATGCATTGATTTGTTTCTGGCGGTGGCATCGGCGGATCCAGCGGCGGCGTTGGATCAGGAGTTATAACTATTGGCCCAGTATTGCCCGTCGCAATTACAACATTGCTACCAGAATTTGCACGTGGAGATGTTCCTGGTGTTGTGATGATTACTGTATTTGCATTAGTGCTAACATTACCAGAAGGTTGTGATGGATGCTCAACAATTATTTCTCTAATTACAATCTTTTCAGTAATAATTGTCTCTGGTGGAGCAATTACTTCTGGTTTCAATTGTTGAGATACCCAGTAATCAGTATCTGGATATAATTCAACTGTGCCATTGAATGCACCGAACAAGAATGGCTGCACCGTGACTGCCTTGTCAGCAGTCACGCCTTGAACGATAGCTGGAGTTTCTGTATAACTCAATGAAATAGTTTTCATATTTTGAGAAGTAGAAGTAGAAGAACTAACTTCTTTTAAACCAGTCATAAAGTATTGAATGGATGGTGTCATTACACCATTATCGAGCGCCACGCTGAAATCTGGATTTTTATAATCAGCGATGTTAAAGTTTGTGAAGTTTTCGCCGACGATACCATATTTTACTTTATCAGTTCCGTCTTCATATCGTGCGGAATCGGAAAGAGCTAGATTTTCAGCATTACTTAATGAAACATAGTATGATAATTGACTTACTTGTTTGCTAATCGAAGAAATGTCTTTCATTGTGAAGCGACGATTATCAAAATACTTTAGACGCGCCTCGCGCACATCTGCAACATAAGGGGGTAAATTAATCTGAAATAGAGTCATTGCATCGTCAACATCATTTGGTGGAATCGGAAGAGATGCTGACTTACCTGTGATCACACGGAATTCTTTATCTTTACTCAAAACCAATTTGTCTATTCTTGGAAGATAATAGTCAAATGAAAGTTCTGTTCTATTATCTGGACTAGGAATATTTGGGACCTGGTATGCATTAGACACATCACCAATTTGACGAGTTGGACGAAAATCTAAACAATCTCTTAGATAATAAGTTTGATTTGTATCCGATGACTTGTAGATTGGAATTTGTCCAGAATTATAAATTGACTCAGCATACGAATCTACTGAGAAGTAGGAAACATTTGATCCAGCTGAGTAAATATGCTGATACATGTCAACATGAACAAGAAGTTTAGCATTTACAGTATCATATCCAGAGAGTAACTGAAGTTTTGAATGATCGTATGAATCGTCGCTTACTCCAGAAATAAGACCGAAACTTTGAGTTACATCTGTATGCACAGTGTTGTTTGGAACAATTGTAGAATTACCAGCAATGACTGCACGAACTCTAAGCACGTCTGGGCAGAACAGTGAAATAATATCACCTTGCTGTATAGCATTATAAGTTGGATTCGTTAACCAAATAAAACCATTGGCAACGTCAATTTTAGCAACTTCTCCGAAAGTTGGCAGCGAAACAGTTACATTTGCTGTTGATGTAGTTTCTGGATAGGTAAATGGCGATACTGTTGGGGTGGTAGTTGACATCAAAATCTTTTTACGGATTTTAGTTTGAACATCATTTTCTTTGACATTAATGATGATATCAGCAGATTTAATATTAGCGCATGGTGTGTTGATCGTGATCTGGTCTGCGAGTCCACTAATACTAATATTCGCAGCGGTTAATTGAACGATAGAACCATTAGGGAAAAAGGGATCTCCGTTATTATCTCTAACCACAACGATTAGATTGTCTTGAATCTTGCCAGTTGAATCGGCGAAAGGAATTGTTTCAAATGTTTCAAGACCAGAACCTTGGGAGAGAATAAACTGACCAGGATTTACAGTTCCAGTATTTGAACGATTAGGTATTAACTTATTGTAGATATGGTCTACATTATTCAATGAACCGCGTCTTACATAATTGCCAGGAAGTGGAAAAATTAACTTATAATTTGTTGGATCAGTAATATAAGTTGACCCATCAGTCAATCTTCCAACTGAAGAGACATTCATTGTAACATTTGCATTCGGAGTTACTAGGTTATTTGCGCCGACAATAACTCCGGCAATAATCGAATCAGCATCCGCAATACCATAGTTTAACTGTATGACTGTATTACTATCGGCAATACCATTGTTATCGAACGCAGAATCAAGAGTTAATACAACATTTGCGGAGGTCAGTGAAGATGATATAATCTTGCGGGTTTGATTACTGATACTCTGTGAATAAGAATTTTGTTTTAATACTTCAAGAGGATTAGTCGTGGAATTAGTCCCAATAATAGTTTGCGTCCAAGCAGTATTAACTGTTAGAGTATTTGCATTTCCGCTACCATCTTTAACAACGCTAACGACTCTGCGCACCATATCACCGACGCGAATAATATCACCAATTGAAAATACATTACATGAATTAGCAACTGCAGAGTTAGCATTTAAAGTATAAGTGCTCATAAAAACGTTTGCAACGTTAATATTTGCAACAGCATCTAAGCGAATCGGCAGAATAGTCAATTTAACATTAGCATAAGCGTTTGTTGCTGCTGAGAATTTATTAGATAGATTAATTGTAGTACATGAAGTGCCTGAATTTCCGCTAACTTTAACGATTTTTGGTTTAATTGCAAGATCTGTCAGATAAAGTTTGTAAACACCATTAGAGTCTGTATTTGCGGAATTAACTCCAAATTGATCTGTACTATCACGAACAAATGATTTAACTCTAGCAGTACCAATTTTAGTATTTGAATAGATTTGAACATTTGCTGTTGTTCCAAAACCAACAGCAACGTTTGAAGAGTCAACTGTATGAATATCAACTGTTTCTAGAGCAGCGATATTAATAAATCCATTAGCTGAACCGCGAATTCCGGTTACATAGATATAATTTCCATATGAGGTATCTGCATCGATATCAACATATGATTTAACATCTGATGCTGAACGTGGCTTTTCAACATCAACCTTTACAGTGCCGAGCGTTTCAAACTCGAAACCTTTGACGTATGCTTTTCCTGGCTCAATTGCAATTGTATAGTAATTTGCATCGGAACCCTCGGTCAACGTTGCACGGAATGGAGTTACAGTAAAGTCACCAGACTGATCGTATGTGCGACGAGCTAGAGACTTCTCCAATTCAGCATAAACAGGGTATTTTATCTGTTTTGTAATAATACCGTCTTCAATACGCATCAATTCGAAAAATCTAGATTCATCGATGATGGTATCGATTGGGCGTGTCGATAAAGTTAAATTAAACTGATAACGATCAGCGCCTGGAGCCTGATAGTTGAACGAGCCTTGGGCTGGATCAAGTAGCGTGGTATCAACAACATAATCGACAATATCATCTGAAATCTGTAGACCAACCTTCACACTTGCTGTAGTTCCATATGCATTAAGAGGTGTTGTCTGATCCTGGACTTTGATAAAGAATCCATCGACATAGAACACACCCTCATTAATAGAACAAATTAATGCTGGACCAGTAGAACCAGAACCGATCAATTGAGCCTTTGTAGTTGTTCTAGCGATGGTAATAATATCACCATCAGTAAATTCGTTACCAGTTATATATTTAATGATTAAAGTTGGTATTCCGCTCTCGGAATAATTCGTTAAAACTTTCGCTTGGATGTTTCCATCTGTGTTGCGGATGACTTTTCCAAGAAACTCATCAACGTCAACGTCTTGATTATTATATGTGGCTTCTAATTTTAGAAATTTAACCTTATTATCCAAGGTCATATTTCCGCCAATCACTGGCGAACCATTCTGAAAAATATGGTCCCCGAACTGCTTAATCTGATTCTGTAGAATCGACTGGATTTGAGTTAGTTCGCGTGCCTGGACTGCCTGTCCTGGCTTAAACAGAATGCGAAGATAATTATTATCTAAAGCATTTTGCTTAAAATCATCATGATACGGCTCTACATTAAATTCCATGAGTTTCTACCTAGAATGTAAGAACGATTTTAACTTGTTCGATTTGATCAATATCTCGAACAACGTTTTTGCGATTTTCGATATAAAGAACGTCCCCAGTATATGGTTTAATTTCTGATGTTTTCACTTCAATAATCGTCGAAACAACACCAGATTTAACGCTCTTTAAAACCTGAGATCCAGTAATAGGACCAGTTATGTTATTTATATAAAGATAGTTATTGTCTGTGTCCCAGTGAACAACATTTGCAACCATCGACGCTCCACTCAACGTTGATCCAATATAAACTGTTTCATCATCAGTAAAATTGGTAATTCCAGTATCGCTCATGGTTAGTCGGGTTGAATAGCGATAGTTTGTGCTATTCGCTGTCCAAGCACCGTTTGCAATCAGAGGGTCTGAAATAACTGAAATCTGATTAAAATGATAAGTATTAACAGCATCTGAAATTGGAAGAGTTTCATTTTCATCCGAAATTAGTTCGACTGAAATCATTAAATCTCTTGCACCGAGTTCTTTTGCTGGATCCGAGCCGTGGCCACCTTTTGGTGGATACGAAATATCGAATACTGCGGCAGATCTAGTGATTATACCGATTCTATCTGTTACAGCATAATTGAACGCAGTATTTACAGTTAAACTGGTATCACTTATAACCGATACAACGTTTCTAGTCTCGCCATTAATTGTTAAAATATCGTTCGTAAAGACGTTTCCGACGAAATACGGCGAATTTGAAGTGTTTCCAGTAATTACAGTCGATGAAACATTAATAGTTCCAGCCAATGTTTTAATACCTAGTTTACTTGAGTCATTTACTGTAACGGTTCCGGAGGTATAACTGTTTCCGCCATCTAGAACTGCTACCGATGTAATTACACCGTTTGCAACCCTAGCAACAAGATTTGCACCTGCACCGTCCGTATTAGTGATAGAAAGGATAGAAGCAGAGTTACTATTTCCGCCACTCAAATGCCCAGAACCACCCCAGAGAACATTAATAATATCGACGCGACCATCTCCGGCGGCTACTTGAACAGCCGCATCGTTTGCAACTGGCATCCAGTTCTGTGTGAAGAACTTCTGTTTCAGTCCAGGTGGAATCGTGTACATATACTTCCACTTATATCCGTCGGAAGTAAGAATAAACGCATTTTCTGGGAGCTGACCGTCGATATCAATCGTTGGTTCAATAGTTGAGTTCGTCTGAGAATTATTGAACAGGCACTTAAAGACCTGATCGCGAGTGTTGCGAACATAAAAAGTATTGGCGAAGAGAGTGAAAGTATTATCTTGTCTGCGAATTGTTACGTTTGAATTTGAATATGTTAGAGACGTATTTACTGCGATTACTTTATTGTTTCTTAATGCTACGACTTCTCTGGTATCTTCGCCAATAACGATTACATTTCCTACATCAACGTTACCAATAAAATTAGCTGAATTGGCAACGATAATTGTGTTATTCTGCAAAAGAACAATTGGTCCGTCTGTATTTGTGTTGGTGAAATTGCTGCTGACTATTAAATGCTTATTATTTGTTACAGAAACGACTGTTTTAATTTCATTATTAACATTGATACGATCGCCAGCAAAAATATACGTTAGGAATTGTGTACTGTTATTTCCAATTACCGCATTAGAGGCGGCAATATTAGCTGTGCCCGTAAGAGTAGTATTTGCATTAGCATTAACTGTGCCAAAACTATAATAATCTCTATAATCATAGATCTGGACCATATCATCATAGGCATCATACATACGATTAGAAGTCCAGTCTACTCGAGGAATAACTGGCTGAATATCTGAAGGAACGATTTTCTTTAGTGCAACTAAATTCTTATAAACTTGATTTCTATAAACTGTAGTATAGATTGCATCTTCAATGTTGTTTTCAGTTGATCCGGAATCAATTATTCGACCAATACCAATAAATGTATTTGAACTGCTAGTGGTTAGTTTCTTAACCTGCGCCGCAATTAAATTGCTAAATGGTTCAGTGAGTATAGACTTTTTACTATTCATGTATTCCTCAATCCGCAGTAAGCGTTATAATTTTATAGCTGTAGTCTGCGCTACTATAATTCGGCGCGACTTGATAGACTAGGTTAACAACATTAGCACTATAAGCAATATTTAACGTCAGATTAGAACCTGAAATCGAAACAACATTAGCGTTTTGATATGTTGCTTGTTTGTATAGTATTTCACCAGATACCCCTGACTCGAATGATGTATTCAAATTCATGACAGTCGCACTAGCGATATTTATTACTCGTCGCATCTGGTTTGCAATCATAACAATATCATTAGGTTTTAGATTAGCAGTAAAGTTAGTCGAAGTTCCGACAACCTTCGCATTTTGTGTAAAGACCTGAACAGTTCCAGTTTGCGCTTTTACAATATTTGCGACAGCGATGTTGAAAGAAATACCGTCTCCAACTTGAATAAAGTCGCTAATAGAATTTGTTGCGCCAGATATCACTACAGTGGTATTTGACAATTTTGATATATTATTACCCGATTCATAGTATGTAAATGGTGTATTGACAACAAAATGGGTTCCATCTGTCACAGCGACGACTTCTCTAATCTGATTATTCACAGAAATATAGTTATTTGGAACTAGTGTGCTACTAAAATTAGTTCCGCTTCCAAGAACAATCGTATTTTGTTTGTATAGAGGCAACCCAGTTCCGTAAAAACTAAAGATAGCATTTACTTCCAAGTAATTATCTGAGCCTGCTCCTCGAACAGTTACTTTTCTAATCTGATTATTCACGGTGATTGTATCGCCGACATTAACCTCTGGGTCTAGATTTCCACCTACACCGACTACAACATTACTTCTATTATAGAGAGAAGCGCCAGTTGCATAATTACTGAACTGAGAGTTGACATTCAATAATCCATTAGAGCCAACGCTGATAACTTCTCGAATTTCGCCATTAATGGTGATTATATCCCCAATAGCAATATTTGTAGTAAACGTTGTTCCAGAACCTACGACAGTATTAGATTTTGCGTAAACAATATTGTCTGTACCGTTATATGTAAATGGGGTGTTAACAATCAAATAGTTGGCGTTTGGTATAGAAACAACTTGACGAATTTGATTATTTACAACAATTATATCATTGGCAACTAGATTAGTCGTGAATGACGTTCCATTACTTGTATTAGCAACAACGGTATTTGATGTTGCATACATCAAATTATCCGTTCCGCCGTATGTGAAGACTGCATTAACAATTAAATGATAATTATTTGTTATCGAAACAATTTTACGGATTTGATTGTTAACGCGAATAGTGTCGTTTGCACCTAATGCAGTAAACAAGGTTCCAGTACTAATATTTCCTCTAACAACATTAGATAAACTAGCAGTATTAACTGTGCCTATAACTGCAGCATTTGACCCGATGACATTCGCAGAGCCTGTAATTGGTGCATTTACTTTAACAGTTCCAGTGACAGGAGGATTAATCGTAAATGTTCCAGTTACCGCTGGATTTGTTTTAACGGTTCCAGTTAATCGGGTATATTCTTTATTACTTGAAACCTTTCCCTGACCTGCGTAAATAAAATCGCCATCAATTTTAAGCTGCGTGTCTGAATCAACCGAAGTAATAATTTTAGATAGACTTCTCAGCGGATTGCCTGGATCAGAGATAATGAATAAATCACCTACATTAGCTTTGTGAGTAGAATTTGTAAACGCTGTTGCATTTCCAGTAACAACGTTCGAATATGGGTTTAAAACTTGTACATTAGATGATGAATTTATCGGCTTAATATAATTAACAGATGGAAAATCAGTAACTGAAGAATCAAACTCAGAAGCAATAATTCTCTTAGAAATCGGCTTCATGCCTGATGGATGCGCAATATTCTTTAATGAACTCTTATAATCTGCTAGATCTTTATTAGACTGAATCACATATGAATAATTATGATAGATTTCTCCATCCTGAAGAACCTTGTCGGCGCTGACAAATCCGTCGGTGTTTACATAGAACCCATTGAATTCAATTAGACCATTAGCGAATAGCGCATTGGCTTTAGCCTTCCCATTACCATAAATCATCGGATTGGGTAATCCAGATGCAATAGTTATTGAATCGTATTGAATAGGGGCGGCAACATTCACGGAAGTATTAACACTGCAATGTATTGCATTAGCTGTAATTAAATCTAGAGTTGTATCTAATATTCCGGAATAGTCGTATAGTCTCAGAAGGTTTGTTGATCTATCATACGAAGCAACATTTGCTCTAAACGTCGAAGTTGAAAGACTTGTACCCTGGTAGATATATTCCTGCTCAATTAATTCCTGGGCTTCAGAGATAGATTTAATCACAGTATCCATAACTTTTAGAGATACATTTGGACGAGAGATATAATCATAACCGCGATAAATTAGTCGAATATCTTTGATACGACCGATAGCGCTGGTTTCAACTTTGTAATCGTATCCGTCGCCGAATAGATAGGCAGTTAGAACTGCACCTGTTCCAGCAGCAGAATTAACAATACAAGTTGGACGAACAAGATGCCCCTCACCGCGATCAGTAATTGTTATCGATTTAATCACGCCACCGCTACCAACCGTCACATATGCGCTACCGCTATAACCACGACCAGAGAATGTAATAGTATCACCATCTGCGTAACCCGATCCACCATTATTAATGTAAATATGTGCGATTTGCCCGAGGTCTTTAAATGTCTGAACAACGTCTGCTCTATCAGTAGTTCCATAATCATAATTTTCAGAAAGAATTGTATCATACTGCGATGATACTCTTAGTGTTGGAGCAGAGCGGAATCCTGCACCACCGTCAATAACAGATATTAACGTAATCCCGCCAGTCGCAACCGATTCGAAATGAAGACACTGGGCAATTTTAGAATCAGCATTAGCAGAAACTTTGTAAGTCGTCAAAGAATTAAACGTGAACGATTTTGCTGTGTTCTTTGTATAGATATTGTTGCCAGAGAGAACAGTTGCTAATGCACCTGTATTGGCAACATCATAAACTAGCAGTCCACCAGTTGCTGAGAATATTCCACCTTGAGCAAAAGGACCTGTAGTATTTGAGGTTGCGATTTTTGCAGTAAACTTTGCATCATAGAAATTTGTCCCATTAGCCCAAACTTCTTCAAAGTTATTAAAGCCATCACCTGCATCTGCTTCAGTTACATTGAGGACAGCATTAATATTATTACTCGTAAATTCGGCATAATCTGATGATGAAATTAGAACATCACCGAGATAATCGATAACGGTTTTATCATAACTGATAGTTTCTATAAAGTTTATCTGACTATTTACAAGACTTGACTTTAGATTTAGAGCATCTACACGAAGGTCCGTGTTTGCATTAGCATTAGGATCATCACCAACAGAACGTAAAACGAGGACTTCTGTATCTGGGTATAAACGATACCCATATCCAGGAAAATTAGTTGTAACAGCTTCAATAGAACCCGTTGAAACATTACCAACAATAGCAACACCTGGTCTTGCTTCAGGAGTTGAATCTAAACCGCCAGTAATTACAATTGGGTCTCCAACGTTATATAAAAGTCCGCGACGTTTCTGTTTCGGGTCGGTTTTAATGTTAGAGTCTAAGTAAATATTCGAAATAGTTCCGATAATCTTCTCAGAAAATACTCTTGCTACCCCGTCAGCATCTGTATAGTTGATTACAATGTTTTCGCCGTTATTGAAATATCTCTTAATGTTTGAGATGTATATCTCAATAATCTCTCTACCTGTATCAGTATCAAGAGTTCTATCTGCAGATTCGATTACGCAAGTGGCACCAGAAACACTGCCGACTCCTAGCTTTTTCTCTAGTAGATTAACGTCAATATTCTTATTAGTTTCACCGACAGTGATTCTGAACGCTTTTGGTTTTTTCCATTTACCATCAGATGTCTTTAGAATCTGGTCTTTTGGATAATTAATCTCAATATCTTCATTAAATAGCACTTTGAAAAGCCACTTGAGCGATTCTTCGCTTCCCTTCTTGGAATAGAATTCTCTAGCACTCTTTAGAATCTTGCGCAAATCAAGCGCAGTATTTTCTGGGAAATATGGAATCAGTTCTTGTTTAAAATATGTGATAAATTCATCTGGAGTCTGATCGACATCGCGATAGTCTCCAATATTCATCGCTTGATAAATTGTATTACCAGCGGTGTTTGAAACACCTTCTGGATTATTCGACTCAAGCCATGTATAGTATAACTCTACGAATCGCTTGAATTGCGGGTGATCTGCTTTAACAAAGTCGGGTAATTGCGACGGGATCAGCCCAGAGATTGTTTTTTCTGTTACAGCCATATTATTCGATCACGGCGTTAATTACTGTTGATATAGCACCAGGATCTGTAATGTCTAGTGCCAAGATTCTATTTCGTTGCGAACTAAAGATAGTATTTAATGGAATTGCGCGAAGGGTTAATGTACCAAATGGATCAACGATAGAAACTGGGTTGAAGTTTGCCAATTTGATAATACCATTTTTATAGTCAATAGTTCCAGCAGTATCTGTAATTGTTTTCTTTATACTGTTTTCATCATAATAATAAATTCTCAATGCGCCGCTTCTACCTTGAAGATTGACTGTTAGAGTTGCTCCAGTTCCACCGCCGCCGCTGATCGTAGCAACAGCAGAGGTATACCCAGTTCCGATTGAAACGACCTCAATCTTAGCCACAGAACCATTTATAATCAATGCTCTTGCAGTAGCACCAGTTCCATCGCCCTCGATAGTAATAGTCGGGGTTGATGTGTAACCATATCCTGGAGTCTTGACATCAATTGCTTCCACGCCAGTAAATGACTGTAAAACTTCTTCAATAAAACAACTACGCACACCGCCAGATAGATCATAATAACCGAACGACGGCGAGGAATAAATGCGTTGGGTTGTTGTTCCTTGGCGCAGCTCGGTATCAAAATTCAATGTATAGTTTTGAGGCTTTGTCACATCAACTGTAAAACGTTTTTCAATTGTAATATTTAAATCAGTATTAGTTATCGATATGTCCGAATCATCAATAGCGCGGGAAAGTCTTGAAACTTTGAATGTATTATTAAATGTATCTAAATAAGTATTTGCAAAACTACGAATTGTAGAAATTACCCCAGCATTAATTTCAGAGGCAGTCTTATTAGTCTTAGTGGGGTCAAAGTTTACAGTTGCTTGAACCATCATGTAGTTATAGTCTGCTGCAACATACTCTGGCTCAACAGTCAGAACACTGAATGGCTTGATAATGCTATTCTTAACATATTCAATTTCTGTTATCGTGATCTCACTTCCACTTAATGGCTTGGCTGTAAAGAATACTTTTCCATAAACAGGTGGATCGTTTTCTTCTCCACCCCAGACGTTTACTGCCTGGAAGTATGGATAATCACGATTGATCAAAGCGATATAATCGTTCTTAGTCACAGCGCGGTTTTGAGCGATATATGATTTCGGTGCAGTGAAGCGGATCTGATCGATCGTTTCTTCCATTGCACCAGAAGTTGATGCACTGACTGTGGTGATAGTTGTACTTGATCCAGATAAAATAGTATCAAGTAATTTAAACACACTCAGTCCATTTGCTGCAGTTCCACTTGTTATAATGTAAGAAACAATTACAATATTTCCATTAACTAGTTTTTTCCCGATGATTCCGTCACCAAAATAAATCTGATATTTGCCATTTTTATTTTCTTCAAGATAATACACTGCCGCATTTGCATCAACATTTGTTGCATCTTGAGAAAGAGTATAAGTTTTTCTAATGGAATTTTGAGAAGAATTTTGAACATAAACCTGAATCGTTGAGGTGTCGATACCAGAATCAGGTAATTCAAATGTTTGTTTAAAATTAGTTTGCTGGTCATATGTGAAGGTCATATTCACAGGTTGACCTTCTTTAAGCGATAGATTATTAACCTCAAATAAACCTGAGGAAGAGTTTTTAGTTGAAATATATGTGGACGGATTTACAAAAATATAATTCACACCGTCTTTTGTTTCTGAAACGAATCGAGTAAATCTAGGAATTGCTATAGAACTATTGGCATCACCAGTAACTGGTGTAATAGCGATATTAACATATGCCTGTGGAGCAACACGAGAATTGGGGGTGTATCCTAGAAGTTTTGCATGGGAAACTACTGATCCGCGAGTAATCGCTGTGTCGATGAACATTTCGTTCGACACCATATTTAAATAATATCCCATATAGTGGGTGTTATATGCGAGCAGATCGAGAAGAACTGCCATGCCAGATCCCTCGAAATTATAATCACTAAATTCAGACTGAGATTTTAAGAATTCTTTTAGATTATTCTTAATAGTATCGAAATCTAACTCAGCGACTTTTAGCTTTGCATCAACATTTGCCATTTTATCTTACTCGTTCTAGGAAGAAGTCAATAACGATAGGTGAAGCCTCATTTCTAATAAAGAATCTTATAGAAATGTTATACCCATTATTATCAAAATCAGGTGTTACGGTGACGTCGGATAAATCTACTCTGCTCTCGAAATTTTTAATTGTTCTTGTAATTTCTTCTTTTATGCTATTAGTCGTAATATCATCGATCTGTTCGAACAAATATCTCTTAAGATTGCATCCAAGCGCAGGATTGAATAGTCTTTCATAATGAGATGTTTGGAGCAAGTTTGCAATCGAAGCAGCAATCGCGTGATCATCGACTTTTTTGAGCACATCTCCTGTGATCGGATTCGGTAAAAAATCGAGATCTATGTCCGAATATTTTCTAGTGATTAGACTCATTTAAGTTCCGTGAGATTAACAAGAATATTTAGGCTTCTGCGTAGTAAGTTTCTACACCGACTGAGGGAATTGGTGTACTAAAATCAAGAGCAATACCGACATCTACAGAAATAGAAGTTGGCATTCCGATTAACTTTAAGAATTTACAGAAGTCGAAAGTAATCCATTCTAGCAGTGCTCCAAGCCCAATAGCATTTAAGAAGGCAGTAATCTTATTCATCCACAGTTTGATTAGATACATTGGCCACTGTTCACCGAAATCTCGAAGAGCCTCCATGAACCTTTCTATCTGAGTCTCGATGCTATCAACAAAACTAGAAATTTCTCCCCCGATAATCTGTAATAGATTAAACCCAGCGAGGCTGATCGATTTTAGTTTGTCAATTATCTCTCTACGGATCGCGTTTTTGAGGGCTTCTGGGGCATTTTTAATTTTTTCAATGAGATCGCCGATTAAACCCTGGATAATTCCTGGAACATCTAGGGTGAGTAAATCAATCAATGCTGGTAGATGTAAGGCATCCCAGATTGTCTTGAATTTTTTAATTAATCCAGCGAGTGCATTGTAAATTAGAGTCACCGCACCGTTTTGAAGCTGTCCCATAATATAAGACCAGACTGCACGAGCCTGCATCTCTAGAGAGTAGACTCCATACTTAATACCTTCATAAACCTGATAGATGTCTGGCAGAAGCGCAAATAATGAAGAAATCTTAGAAACAACCTGCGCCACTAGCTGCGATCTATAGTCTGGGTCTGTAAAAACTCTCACGATATCGATACTCAGCCCAAGAATATTAATAACAAAATTGATTGGTAGAATGGCGTTAATTAGATCAATAATCTTCGCCATAACATAGCCATGGAAGTTTTGGATCAGTTCCGTGATTCGTTTTTCCCACTCAATATCTGGGATGCTCAGGCTAGGGAAAATCGGAAATCCGCCAAGAATATCTTTAATGCCTTTTATGATTCCAACAATCTTTTCAATCTGCTCCAGTAATGGACCAATTCTAGCAAGTAGTTGTTGGCGAATTTCTTCCGAGACAGCAAACTCAGCTTCTCTCTTAATATTCTCTATCTCAACAACAAGCAGCGAGGGGATATTTGCCAGCTGTTTAAAAATGCCGACCAGTTCCGCCTTTGTTGGCAGTAAAGATGCATTACATGGGATTGCAAAAGTTACCATTTTACGCCGAGTTTGCAGATGGAATTAACACAGATTCTGTTTTAGCATAAATGTGTTTACCAAGTTGAGTCGTATACTGGGCAACTGGGTTTACCACTTCAGTGATGCCGCTTTGAATCTCCGAGTCAACGGTGAACGGAATATTTTTAGCAGATGCACCCTGAGCAACCGCATCAATCTTGGCGAATAGAGTATTCTTAAGATCAGTCTTGAGGCTCAAAATAGATCCTCTATTACCGTTTATATCACCCTCAAAGTTCTGAACCTTGTTGGTCAACTCACCGATTGGAAGGTTGCTTGATAGGTTTTGTATAACACCGTCAGCAGCCGCAGATAATCCAGAGTACACGTTACTGACTGTAGAAGTCCCACCAGCGATATCTTTACCTACTGAAGAACCAGTGGTTACTGTAGTTGAAGTTACTACATTTGCGCTAGTTGTTGCAGCTGTTTTATCTGTATTAGCAGCCGTGTTAGCAGTTTCTGTGGCAGCAGTATTCGCCTCATCAGCAGAAGGTGCAGATCCTCCACCAGTTAGACCAGTACCTGAGGCAGACTCCGCAGAACCAGATTGCATATTAATCTGAGCCGCTGGTAGATCAATTGTTGCACCCTGAAGAGCAGCAGTTGCACCTTTGAGATTGAGTTTATTCTTCGAGGTAATCTTACCAGCACCACCGATCTTTGCGTCAAAGTCTGATGAAGACTCGATCATGACTTTCTTACCCTTCATACGAATATCGCCGCCTGCAGCCATATTAATTCCGCCAGCGACTTCGATGTTCATATTCCCGCCGACTTTGAGATTGCAATCACCGCCGACAGTAACTGAGCACTTGCCGCTGATGTAAACATAATCCGAACCCATTACAAGTTCGTAATTATCTTTCACAACCTTCTCAACGCGATTACCGTCTTTATCAATCTCAATGAATGAACCTTTTCGGTGTGCGAGATGCACACGCTCTTGACCAGGAGAATCATCGAATTCTAGTGCATGTCCAGATTCAGTCTCAAGAGCATTATTGTACGGATACTTTGGCTTAAAGGCTGGGCTTGGCTCAGACCAAGTAACACCACCAGCCGAAACGATGCTTTTCTTTAGATTCTTCGTTCTGGTTGCAATGACTGTGCTCTCAGATTTACCGCGAGATAATCTGTTTGTCGTTGCTTCTTTCAGATACTTATTTTTTGGATAGGCTTCAGAAGCATCATCTGGCTTTTTTGGGCGACCAGAAAAGTCTTTTCCTGGATCAGAGAATCCCTTTTCATAGTCTGGTTTCTTTTCTGGCTTTCCAGGAAGAACGCCCATGATAACTGGATTTTGACCATTTTCTCCATCCATAAAGAACCCCATAACCATATCACCCTCTTTAGGAGTATACGCATTTGGATTATTCACTGGAGTCATCGGATGCGCCCAAGGCAGAGAATCTGTCGGGATCTTTTCTTTCTTTTCAGTATGCCAACCAAAGCAACGAACACGGACACGACCAAGCTGTTCTGGATCATTGCGGTCTTCAACGACCCCAACCCACCAGATGAACCCTTCGAGTCCAATAAAATTCTTTTTTGCTCCTGGCATTACTACACCTTCTTCACAACTTTATTGATGCCTTCTTTAGCACCAGGGATCTGTTTTGAAACAGAATCAGAAACAAGTTCTACAATACTTTCGAAATCGCCTTTATCACCACCAGTGAACTTATGGTTTATAGCAGAAACAAGATAGTTACCCGTTCTATATTCGTCTGTGACTTTACCCTTCGAATCTGCTCCTTCAAATCTTGGGAATTCGTACTTCACAACTTCTCCAGCCTTTAGCAAAATATCCCCAGGAATTACAATTTCAATTCTGAAATTATGCATTAACGACATATGTAATGCTCTGTTCATCATCCACAATTTAATATCATTACTCTTTTCACTCGCCGTATCATTGATAGAAATATATGTTCTAAAGAAAGCATCATATGAAGTTGTAATAGGAAGGTTATCTTGATTCTTTAATCCATTGATTGGCTTAAATTTGTTTAATAGATTTTGCTGGCCTTCTGCCACATCAATAGAGTACACGTCGGTCTTAAACTGCTGGCTGAAAATGTCAACAGACAATAACTTAGAAGCAAAAGATCCATTCGACAAAGAAGTTAGAATATTAAAATCATTGAGAATTGTAAACTTATCAATAGAGTCTTTATTAACCGCTGGATCTTGATCGACAGTCTTTATTTCGTATTTTAAAGTTTTATATGGTTTTTGTTTAATGAGAGTATTATACGATTTAAACTGAAATCCGTCTCTATCTTCATAAAAGAAATAGCAAAACTTTTTGCTTGCATCGTATGATCTACTTGCAGCCCACTGAATAACTTCTAGTGGACGATAATTCGGAACCACATAATCATAAGTTCCGGAAGTCAGCTCCAGAGTTTTAATTCTGGAGATATCTACTTTGAGTTCATTGACAAGAACATCGCGAATAATATCAACTGTTTTTTGGCTTTTATATGCCTTGCTTACCAACTTAGAGTTAGAAAAAATCATTTCTTCCGAGCAGAAGTTGAGCAGATACATCTGCGCAGATTCACCAGTTGGCCTTCGTTTAGTTGAACTATAAACTCGAAAAATCTTTTCTAGAGGTTTTCCGAGAGATGGTTTATCAATAGAAATATTCAAATATTCATTTCCGCAAAAGTAAAAGTTACTGAAAATATCATGACCATCATCGATCAGGATATTTCCACTCATTACAGAAGAAAACAGATCTTGGCAGATTTGAAGCTCAATGAATACTTTTCTTAGATCAACAGTCAGTCCTCCGGAATTAATCAACTCCAAAGTTTTAATATCATAATTCTTAGAGCCTGTTACGCCGACGTCTGTATTATCAACCATTGCTCATCAACTTTTTAAATTCAGTTTCAACTTGCGAAATATATGCAGGATCAAGAAGAACAATTTTTCTTCTATTTTCATTCTCATTAACTTCATATGTGTAATTGGAAACAGCTCTCAATCTAGTTGTAATAGTTAATGTTTGATTTCCTGTTAAAGAAAGAGTTTCTGTGCTAATTATCAATGACGTATCTGCCGTAGAAGGCAGTGTTTTATCAGTTAAAATGTCAGTTGCAAAATTGTATTCTTTTGTAGAGGTGGTAGTTGTATCAACAACTGTGGATACAACAGAACCGCCTGAACTTAAAACCTTAGTTATTTCCTGTTCGTAATGATGAATTTCACTTTGAGCCTCTTGTAGAGTCTGTGAATATTTGTTCTGTATGTAAGTATTTAAAACATCACTCGATAGTGGAAAATCATAAAATGGATTTATAAAGTTATTAAATAAAAGAACAATCCAAGATCTGTATACATCTCCATAGATTTTATCTGCGATTATTTCTGGAGTTTCGCCGTCTTTTACGCTATACTTAAAATATATAGAAGAATTATTAGCAATATCAGATAAGAATTTAGATCTTGTAAGGATATTTGTTACTGCTTGTGCATCCATAGCAATACTAGTATCATTAAGATTATATGCAATCTTAGGGAAATATGAGAAATAACCAGCCATTAGTAACCGTCCTGAATTCTGCCTTTGTGCATAAGTTCGAGTTCTTTAAATTTCAAAATCATACCAATTTCTACTGGCATACCATCTTGGAATGTTGTCCAACTGCCACCAGCTGAATAATTAACATCAATTGTAGTAAGAACACAAGTTGAGATTTTATTAATATTTTCGTTCTCGCTACCATTAAAGAAAAACTTAATATCGAATTCAGCTGGAGGGATGAAGAAACGCCCTGATGATCCAGTCAATAATTCCGGAGCTGCATGAAATTTAAAATCTTTGATGATCTTTCTAACCTGCTCGGCTTCATCTCTGTTTCTGGGAATAAATTTGAAATCGAACTGGAATTCTCGATGGCTAGTTTGCTCATAAAGAATTTCAACTTGCGGGTTTAATGCTAGACCTGAAGAAAATAAAACAGCTTGTTTTATATTATCCCCAAATACACCACTTTTTGCAGCTACTGTTCCAGAAAGTTCTGCGAGCGCACCAGCACCAGAACTCTTCATATTTGCATCACTTTTAAAAAACCCTTCAATGCTGTTACCGACAGCAGAAGCACCCTGACCAAGAGCACCTGCCAAGCCCATAGCATCTGTCATGCTGGGATCGCCATATCCATGGGACATAGAAACAGCCTGCATTTCAGGCATATATAAAGAAATAGTTGATTTAATTCTTTTTGTTTTTCTGGAAAGATCGACGCTCGCTATGTAAGTTCCAGCTATACCACCGAGCGCACCACCCGCTGCGGCTCCTATGAGGCCACCTACAGGTCCACCAACAGCATCACCAATTTGCCCTGCAAAGCTACCAGCAGCAGCCCCTATAGCGGCGCCTGCCACCATTGCCCCGACTGTACCGATACCTTCAGTTGCAATTTGTCCTATTCCAGCTGCAGCGTCAGCTGATCTGTTTGAATTGATAGTTGGCCCTCCACCAGTATATTCTTCTTTCAAGGTGTACTTTGAGCGTTCCTGTACATTTATATAAAACGTAATATAATGAAGATTTTCATTATAATTAGCAGAACCAAGATTAGAAGGATATCTTAAATCCTTAGAAGAAAACTTATTTGACTCTAGAGATGCAAGCGGACCTCTTGGATTCTGACTTTCAGAATCCCTAGTAACGTTAAGCGATGGAATTAACGCCATTATTTTTCCCTACTAAATAGTTGCATGGCATACTCTGGTAAATTCGTTCCTAAGAACGCTAATAAATATTTAGGTGATCCCACCAAGGTCTTCTACAGATCTCTTTGGGAACGCCGAGTTATGGTGCACTTGGATGATAATCCGAGTGTGATTGGATGGTCGAATGAAGAGATCGTCATACCCTATTTATCACCAATTGATAATCGTTGGCATCGTTACTTCCCTGATTTCTTCGTGAGAATAAAGAATAGAAATGGTATTCAAGAGGCGATGATTCTTGAGGTGAAACCTGCCAGTCAGTCTGTTGCACCAGAGAAAAAGTCTAAAATCACTCGCCAATATATCCGTGAGGTGGTGACTTGGGGTGTGAACGAGGCGAAATGGAAAGCTGCGGTTGAGTACTGCAAAGACCGCAACTGGCAGTTTAAGGTTATAACAGAAAACGAGATATTCAAATAATGCCATCACTATTCGATAAAGTAAGCAAACAGCTAACTGCGGCTGGAATAAAACCTCGAAGTTCTGCAGCCAGAGCATGGCTCGGTGCAAATATCGCTGCAATGAAAATTCCTACGAACCGATCCAATGTTCTAAACGATGCAAAACGTATCGCAGGTCGAGCCTTTATCGGCAAGATGTACCTTTACCACTATGATCCTAAGTTTAAAGATACCCTTCCAGTGTGGGATAAGTTTCCGCTGGTCATTCCGATGGAAGTATATCAGGATGGGTTTCTGGGGTTGAATCTTCACTATCTCGATCCATACAGCCGATTGGCTCTGTTGGACAGGCTATTAGATTTCGCCAATAATGATAAATACGATGATACGACGAAATTACAATTATCATATAATTTGTTGGCTAAATCTCGTCGTTATAGAATGTTCGAGCCTTGTGTTAAACGATATCTGTTTCAACACATTATCTCGTCGCTTGTTTATATCGAACCAGATAACTGGGAAACAGCTATCTTCCTTCCATTCGAGAAAATGGTGTATCGTACCTAATGTCATTTAAAGTAGACGACTTTATAAGCAATTTCGATAGACACTCTGGTTACGCTAGAGTTTCTAAATTCGAAGTTAAAATTGCTCAGCCTCCGATCAAGATTCAAGGCGCAAATATCGAAGATTTAACTTTACAGTGTGATTCGACGGAACTTCCAGGCTATACAATTAACACGGTCGAGTCTAAGATTTTCGGCGCGTCGACTTTCGTTGCCGCTGGTGCTTCCTATAGTGATATCACTTTAAACTTTATTTGCGCAGGTGACTTCTGGGAAAAGAAGTTTTTCGATTCTTGGATGGAAACAATCATCCCTAAAACATCATACCTTTTAGGATATAAAGAAGAATATCAGACAACTATTGATATTATTCAATTCGCAGATTATTCAAAGGGTGAAGATGAGTTTGGACAACAAGATATACCAATTAAAATCTTTACTTGCAAACTTCTTAATGCATACCCAGTTACCGTTGCTCCGCTACAGCTGAATTGGAGTGGCGACGATATTCATCGCCTGGCAGTAACATTTAAATATGATCGATGGAAAAACGAAGAACAACAAGACATTAAAGTAAGTTCTGGTCCTCTAGACAAGGTTCAAAAATATAGTGGAGTTACTCCTCCAAAACTTCCAGTTTCCTCGTCGGGTGGTTTCATTGGCGGTGGCGGAAAATTTGGTGGGGGTGGCGCGAGTGGTGGTCGGTAATTTAAACATGGAGTAGATTATGGCATTACCTAAGATTAATTATCCTACATTTGATGTATATTTAAAATCATTAAATCGTAAGGTAAAGTTTAGACCATTTTTAGTAAAAGAAGAAAAATTACTATTGATGGCAAAACAAGCAGAAGATATTGAGACGCTTCTAAGTACAGTTAAGCAGATTATTAATAACTGCGTTCTAGAAGAAAAAGTTGATATTGAGAATCTTCCGATGTTTGATCTGGAGATGATCTTTATTCATCTGCGTTTAAACTCCGTTGGTGAAACCCTTGAATTAACATATAAGTGCGAAAACGTGGTTGAAGAAAATCCATGTGGCGCAAATATGAAGTTTGATGTTGAACTGAACGAAGTTAAATTCCAAGAAATTGAAGGGCATTCTAATAAAATAATGCTTTCTGATAATGTTGGTGTGGTACTAAAGTACCCGTCAATTAAGATTGCAAATTCAATTGCTTCAGATAATGAAGAACTAGAAAATATCCTTGAGTTAATTTACGAACATCTAGATTATGTCTTTGATGAAAATTCTAGATATATGGCTGATACTTTAGATAAAGAAGAAGTTTTTGAGTTCCTTGGGTCTATTGGTATTGAGCAGGTCAAGTTATTCACTAATTTCTTCAATACAATGCCCTATGTTCAGACTCAGAAACAGGTAACATGTGGTAAGTGTGGCTTTGAGCACACGATTGTGGTGCAAGGAATCAACGATTTTTTCGGCTAATGTTTGGTTATGATAATTTGAAAAATTACTTTAGTTGTAATTTTAGTTTGATTCAGCATCACAAGTGGTCTTTGAGTGATATTGAAAATATGATTCCTTGGGAAAGGCAGTCATACGTTACTATGCTTTTGAATTGGTTAAAGGAAGAAAAAGAACGTATTCAACAGCAACAACTAGCGCAGAAATCCGCAGTTAGATCGAGCAGAAGAAGATAATGAAGATTAATAAAAAAGCAAAACTAGCTGATCTTTTAAAGAAAAATCCAGATATGACACTTGAGGATTTACTTGAGTCAACAGCTTCTGGTAAAAAGAAACGCTCTAAAAAAGATGATGGTATAAAGAATGATAAGCTAAAAGAACTTCAGGAAGAAGCCTTTAATAAAGAACTAGAAGGCAAAACTGGTGTTATCGGAAGACTCAAAGGTGGCGTCAAAGGTGCTCAGAAATCATTTGAGTTACAACAAGAATTTAAAACAGCCAAGACTGGTGTGAAGTCCAGATATGGTAATATTGCCAAGGCATTTGGTGCAGATCCAAAATCAGCTGCAATGATTGATAGAATTTTTGGTAAGAAAGTTGATGATAAAGAGTTAACAAAACTCAGAGAGAAATTTAATCTAGACGAAAAGGCAAAGCCCAAAAAAGAAAAGAAAGAAGCAGAGAAAAAGGAAACTGTTCAAAAAGATTTAACTGATAATATTAGTAAAATCTTTGACATTGTAAAAGAAATTCGTTCTGTTGTAGAAGGTATTGCCAATAAACTTCGTGCAAGTCCTTCAAAGGAAGTTCCAACAACCAAGAAAGCAATGAGAAAACTCGAGAAAGATTCTGGTCTCAAGTATTCAAAAGAAACTGGTAGATATCACGACATTAAAACCAAGAAAATGGTTGGAGCTGAGACTGCCAGACAAAAAATGAACCTAAGCCCATCTGCTCTAAAAGTTGCAGGTATTGGAAATAGTGGTGCAGCACTTGCAGGCGCTGCAGCAGGCGGAACAGCAACAGCAAGTAAGGTTATGGAAGGCAAAGCCGAGACTGTTAAAGGACCAAATCCAGCAACTGAAGAAGAAGTTGCAAAAGTTGGTGAAGGTGTTGATAAGATTGGTGAAAATGTTAAAAAGGTTTCTGATTTTGTCGAAGAAATTTTAGACATGTTCAGTCTAAAGAAATTCTATGGACTCATCGGTGGCGCTATTGGAGCAGCATTTCCATTGCTTATTAAAGCTGGTGAACTTATATATAAGTTTTTTAGCGCGGAATTAGACCTTTATAAAAAAATAGGTTCAGCTATTTGGGACTTTCTCAAAGATATGCTCCTTAAAGTCGACTTTACACTACCATTGCCGAAAGCGTTCGGCGGTCCTATTCATTTTGCTCCATTCTCATTCTTAAAAGGCAGCGATGCAGCAGCACCTGTTCCTCCAAAAGAAGGAGCAGCGCCACCAAAAGAACCAGCAGCAGCACCAGAAGCAGCACCACCAAAAGAACCAGCAGCAGCACCAGAAGCAGCACCACCAAAAGAACCAGCAGCAGCAGCACCAGAAGCAGAACAAGCAGCAGCAGCACCACCAGCACCAGCAGCAGCAGCACCAGCAGCAGCAGCACCAACACCAACAGCAACACCTCAAGGATCAAACATGGCTGGAGGTTCACCACCAAGTGGATCTTCAGATAAAAAAGCAGCGAATGATAGTATTACAGTTTCTGGCGGTAAGGCTCCAGATCTAAGCAAAGTAGTAACACTACAAAATTCTGGTGTAGACATTAAAGGTCTCGATGACGGATTTGAAGACCGTGTTGCTAAAATGGCTGCAGCATTTAAAGATGCAACTGGCAAAACTTTAATGATCACATCTGGTGTCAGAAGTGATGCTAAACAGCTTGAACTTTGGAATAAAAAGTATGCTGAAATAAAAAAGCAACACCCAGATTGGGATGATGCGAAACTCAAAGCAGCAACTAGAAAGTGGGTTGCATTACCACAAGCATTAGGTGGCAAGGGCAGCGCGCATAATTCTGGTCTTGCTGTTGATATTAATTCAAAGGGCGCAGCTGGTATTGATGCAATTGACGGTTCAGTTGTTAATGGTCAGAAGATGACTACTGATTCATTCCTAGCTCTATTTGGATTGATTAGACCATTAAACAATGAAGCATGGCACGTTCAGGCGAGCGGAACACCTCCAACACCAGACAATCCAACACCAGGATCAAAGCCTATTGTAGCTGATGCAAATGGAAAGGATGTTGATCTTAGTACTGGGCAATCTGTACAAGTTCCGGATGTTCCGGATGCAGTCGCGCAGGCTGGACCTGCTCCAATTGCAGGGAATGGTGGAGATAGTAGTCCAGCCGCTGCTGCTATATCAGCACCTTCTGCTCCAACAGCTTCTCCTCCAACAGCTTCTCCAGTTCCACCAACACCATCTACTGATCCAACAGCTTCTCCAGTTGAGACACCACCAACGTATGCTCAAGCAGTTGCTGAGAATACAACCGAAGTCACTGCTGCGAAAGAACAAATGGTTGCTTCAAATGTTTCCCCTGCACCGCGAATTTCTGTTCCAGCCAGACCTCAGGCATCACCAAAACCACCGAACCCAGATCACTCAGTGAAAGCAAGTGCAAGATTAGTAGAAGATACCTTCACTCGCGCACTAGCAAAAGACTTCTCACACCCAAGCGCATTCACTACAGTATCAATGGTGTAATAAAAAGGGGGACTATTTCTAGTCCCCCTCAAACTTCAACTTAAACGCACTCTGTGCTTATTGAAGAAGTTTTACTCAGCAGCCAGCTGTTCGAAGTACGACATGTCGTCGTCATCCGATAGGCTTGTCGCCTCAGCTGTGACCTTCTTGGCAGGAGCCGAACGAACAGGAGCACTATATGCTTCCTCGTCGTCAATCTTCTTAGCAGAGGCAGCAGATGCGCCACCAGCACCAAGAACCTTGTTCAGCTTTGCCTTCAGTTCATCATAAGACTTGAAGTTCTTTGGGTCAACGAATTCTTTGAGGGAATACGCATTCTTCCAGACCTTCTCGATCTTGTTATCATCACCTTCGAACAATGCTGAAGGTGATTCAAACTCAGACTTGTCATAGTTGCGATAGCCTTCAACCTGACGAATCTTGATCTTGAAGTTAGCACCCTTCCAGAAGTCAAACGGATTAAGAGGAGTCTCATCCTGGAACTGTGGTGCCAGCTGCTCATTGATCTTGTCAAAGATCTTCTTGCCGAACTTGTAAAGGAACACCTTACCTTCATTCTCAGGACGCTTTGCATCAGAGATCACAAGAATATTAGCAATGTAAGAAAGACGACGCTTTTGCTTACGTGCAATTTCCTTGTTGGCTTCGATGCCAGAGTTCCATAGAACGGTGTTATGCTCAGAAACAGGGTCAGCCTTACCGAGCGTGGTCAGACTATTCTCGATGTACCAGCCACCAGGACCCTGAAAGCCATGGTTCCAGACCTGAACCCAAGGTAGCCCATCTTCACCATCAACTGCTGGTGTATCCAAGAATCGGATCACAGCATAACCATTACCAGCCTTATCAACATCGGGCGACCAAATGCGATCATCGGCACCCTTCTTCTCTCCGCCACCACCTGACTGTGATTGCTCAACAGCACGCTTCAACTTGTCAAGAGAAGAACCCTTCTTAAGATTTGCTAAACTCATGTTTGTATACTCCGTATGTTTGTATTAATTGTATAAACGACTTATCCACTTTCTTCATCACCATATTATTATATAGTATAATCAAGCAGAAGTCAAATGCGACTTTAACAAGTTTTTATACTTGTCCACGTTTACGTTAAGAAATGATCCATATTTACGGATCTTCATTGACGCTTTGGGATAGATGATGTCGTCTTCTATCTTCTTATCCCAAACCTTTATGAAGCCAAGAATGTTGTTTAGAATTACCATGGTCTCAATGGTTACATCCTTCTGCTGGAGACACACCATGAGTTTGGGTAACTGCCCATCATTGACTTCGAATAACTTGTTGAACTCAGCTGGCACTGGAACAACGCGAGCAAGATCATTCTTAAACGTCTCGCTCATTGATTCTGTAACACGCTGCCATTCTGCGTAGGCTTTAGCAGCTTCACTAGACACAAGTTTTCTAGACCAGCTGGCATTACCATCAACAAAGTTGGCAACAAGAAAACTTACAGCCTCATCTTCCTTGTACATTCTTGCAAGTTTATGAAAGATGTACTTGTCCTTACGACGTTCAAAGGCATCAGGAGATGATCTAATATGCCCATCAAAGGTGAAGAAGTTATAGCCTTCGCTAGAGAAATGCAGCTTGACTGCATTGTACAGCTTATAGAATTCATATCCGTTCATGTTAAAGTTATAAAAATAATATCCATTTATCCGAACCACGCTCTTACAATCATATTATTCTCAATAGCGGCGCTGATTCTATCAATACGCGCATCACGACCATGTGAAACTTTATCCCCATTTCTTTCAACGCATCTAAACAAAAGGTCATTATCGACGCAATGTTTTCTTGCATCTTCTTCTGTCATTCCAACGAGGCAAAATGGGAACTCAGTCAGAACGTTCTTCATAGAGGAAGTCGACTGCCTCTTGGGAGATAACGCATTTCCATTGCCTCACCTTCAATGATACTCCTTAAACATTCATTAATCAATCCCGCAGCCATTTCGATCTCAAAATTATTCTTTTCACAGTAAGATGCAATAGCATTTATGTGATCAGTCTTTTGATTAATTGCTGCTTGCATGATCATCATTGAGAACTGATTCTTTTCTTCTCTACTTGCCATCCTTTAACCTCTCTGAATAAAACACGTGTCGACCAATTTGAGAAACATACTTCTTGCTATCAGCCCAAGAAGGGTCAACATAGTCAGCATGAAAATGCGTCGCGTTTCCTATTATACCGTACTTCTTCTTAGAAATCAAAATATTCTCAGCAATCTTCTTTGACTCAACCCAATTCTTCATTGAGTTGATTGCTTTCTTCGGCGAGCAAACCCAAGAGAACTGACAAATACCGTTACTCTTTTGAGTGACAACACCACAGACTGTCTTGGCATATCCGCTCTTGACACGATTCATTGTCACTTCAGCAACAGCAATCTTACCAGCGTTTGGTTCTGAGCCAGCTTCGTAGTAGATGTTCTGAGTAAGGCACTGAACTTCTTTCTGTACTGCCTGTTGCTTTGCATAGGCAACCTTATACACACCCATCTGTTCAGTTAGATCAGCAATCTCTGCCTTGAGTGCTTGTTCCTTGGCAACATGTTCATCAAGATTT